TTCTGAACTTTCACACACAGAGCTTGGGGGGTCGTCCCGTGGCTCGGCTCGATGACTTGAAGGCACTTCGGGAGAACCTGCTGCTCTGGATGGACGAGGCGCCCGTCGACCGCAAGGCCGCACTCGTCGCACAGTTCCGCGCCACCGTCCAGGAGATCGCCCAGCTCGAGCCACAGAAGGCGGTCGGCGATGGCATCGACGAGATCGCGGCGCGTCGCACTGCTCGACGGTCCAGCACCACCGCGCGTCCGGGTCGCGCCAAGCAGTCGGGCTAACTCTTGGGAGGACGTGGCCGACCTGGCTGCGTCCCTTCGGATGCCGCTGGACGAGTGGCAGGAGAACGCGCTCGAGGCGGCGATGGGTGAGCGCACCGACGGCCGTTGGGCTTCCAAGTTCGTCGGGATCTCGGCGCCGCGGCAGAACGGCAAATCGCAGTTGATCGTCGCTCGCGCGCTGGCCGGCATCCTGCTGTTCGAAGAGAAGATGATCATCATCTCGGCGCACGAAACGGACACGGCGCGTGAGGTGTGGAAGCGGCTCATTGACGTCATCGAGGACAACTCGAACCTCGAGGCGCGCGTGACGGGCCGGATGGATGCGATCAACCGCGAGTTCCTGGCGTTCGGCAAGGGCCAGGACAAGCAGGTCATCAAGCTGAAGGCGCGGCGCACGTCAGGGGCGCGCGGCTTCTCGGCTGACTGCCTGCTGCTCGACGAGGCGCAGATCCTGGGCAAGCGAGCCTGGGGCTCGATCGTTCCGACGATGTCGGCTCGGCCGAACCCGCAGCTCTGGCTGTTCGGGACACCGCCGACGGAGGCCGACGACCCGTTCGCATTCTCGCGGGTGCGTGACTCGTCCATCCATCGCAGGGCGCGTCACTGCTGGCTCGAGTGGTCTGCTGACGCTCGGGACGACTTCGATGACCCGGAGACGTGGGCGAAGGCGAACCCTTCGTTCGGTGTTCGGATCTCGGCGGAGGCCTGCGCGGACGACCGGGCGGCCATGGATGACGAGCAGTTCGCGATGGAGCGGCTCGGGATGTGGCTGGACGGGAACGGCGCCAACGCTGTCATCCCTGACGACGCATGGAAGGCCGCGGCTCGGCCCGCGCACCATCTCGGCGGCACTCCGTCGCTCGCGCTTGCGGTCGACCCGGAGCAGCAGTGGGCGGCGCTCGGTGCTGCGACTGTCCGGGACGGCGAGACATGGGTCCGGGTGCTCGCTCACGGCCCGGGAACAGCCTGGGTTGTCGATGTCGCGAAGGCCAAGCGCGCCGAGCTGGGTGGCATGCCGATCGTCGTCGACAAGATGGGCCCGGCATCATCCCTGATCGATGATCTGACGAACGCGGGCGTGACGGTGCGCACCATCGGCGCGGCCGAACTGTGCGCGGCTGCGGCGAGCTTCTACACGGCGGTCGTGGATAAGCAGACGTTGCGGCACATGGACGACCCGGAGCTGACCGCGGCCGTGCGGGTCGCGCAGTGGCGGCCGATCGGTGACCGTCGCGCCTTCGGCCGGAAGACCGGGGACATCACACCGCTCGAGGCAGTGTCCCTGGCCGCGGCCGACGCGGTCGCTCACGACTACGACGTGCTTCAGAGCGCTTACTGACAGATCGGAGGGGAATCGTGAAGAACCCCACGACTTGGCTGGATGTGGTTGGGGCCGTGGCGCTTTCCGTGTTCGCCTTCATCGTGTGGCCGGCTCTGGCGCTGCTCGCGATCGGCATCTTCGCCCTCTTGGCTTCGCGGCAGTTGTCGCGGCGGTTGCCGAGGTGAGCCTCTTCTTCGCGCCCCGCGCCGAGCAGCGCGGCATGGACTGGTGGGGTCAGGGCTTCGACTCGCCGCCCGGCAGCCGGGTCGTCACCCCTGAGACGGCCACCTACCTGGCGCCTGTGTTCGCGGCCATCCGGCACATCGTCGACTACGCATCGACGTTGCCAGCTGACTACTACCGCGACAACGGCGACGGCACGACGACCGAGGTGGCGGCGCCGCCGCTGTTCCGGGCGCAGGATGCGCCGGGCAAGCCGGGGCTGGGCCAGTGGATCGGCCAGGCGATGTACGGGGTCGTCACGGACGGGAACGCGGTCGGCTGGATCGTCGACGTCGACTCCTACGGCAACCCGACGGACGTGCTGTGGCTGAACCACGCGCGCTGGAACTACGACCTGACGCACAAGGTGTGGCTGGTGGATGGCGAGCCGGTCCCGCCGTCGCGGATCGTGCACGTCCCGTGGATCGTGCCGCCTGGCCGGGTGCTGGGCCTGTCGCCGATCGAGCATTTCAAGTCCGTCGTCTCGGCGGGCCTGTCGGCGCAGGAGTACGCGGACCTGAAGCGTGGCGGCGGCATCCCGCCGTTGGTGCTGAAGAACAGCGGCACGACGCTGACGGCCGAGCAGGCCGAGACGATGAAACGCCGCGCCACCGCCTCGTTCGCGAAGGGCGACCCGTTCGTGACCGGCTCGGACTGGGACCTGAACCCGGTTGCGATCCCGCCGAACATGACCGAGTTCATCACCACGCTGAAGATGTCCGCCAACGCCATCGCATCGGTCTACGGGCTGGAGGCGCGCGAGGTCGGCGGCGAGTCCACCGGCTCGGACACGCTGAAGTACGTCAACGACGAGTCGCTGGAGCTGAACCGGCAGGCGAACCTGCTGCCCTACATGGTGCGGCTCGAGCAGGCGTTCACGCGGCTGATGCCGTTGAAGCAGTACTTCCGGTTCAACCTGGACGCGCGCATCCGGACGGACACGAAGACCCGGTTCGAGATCTACGCGCTCGAGCTGACCATGGGCACGCGGTCCGTGAACGAGATCCGCGACCTGGAGGACCGGCCGCGTGTGGCCGGTGGGGACTACTTCAACGTCCCGAAGCCTGCGCCTGCAGGGGCACCCGCACAGGGACCGGACGCGGTTCCGATCCCGACCCTTCCGAAATGAAAGCGAGTTCCATCATGAGCGACGCAGAGCGGCGCTTTACGTCGGTCCCGGTGGAGATCCGCGCCGGGTCCAAGGACGCACTGACCATCGGCGGCTATGCGGCCAAGTTCGACCGCACATCTCGCAACCTCGGTGGGTTCAGGGAGCGGATTGACCCGAAGGCGTTCAACAACTCGCGTGGAGACGGGTGGCCCGGCGTCATCGCGCGTTACAACCATGACGACAACATGCTGCTCGGCACCACCGGTGGCGGCACGCTGCGCCTTTCCGTCGATGAGATCGGCCTGGACTACGCCGTCGATGTGCCGCAGGCGCGCAGCGACGTCTATGAACTGGTCACCCGCGGCGATGTTCGCCAGTCCTCATTCGCATTCGTCGCGCTCGAGGACGACTGGAGCACGGACGATTCCGGCTTCCCAATGCGGTCGCTCGTGAAGGTCCGCCTGATGGACGTTGCGCCGGTGAACTCGCCCGCATACGAGGACACCAGCGTTGGTGTCCGTTCGATCGATGAAGCTCTCGCATCGCTGGCCAGGAAGTTCGCCGCTGACGTCGAGGAGGTCCGCTCGATGGCGGCCGCGAACGAACTCATCAAGTTCTTCCAGCGGAGCGACACGGTGGACCCGAAGGTTCGGCGCCGCTCGGCTCAGGCCGCACTCGCCGCGGTGCTCGCGCTCAACCCGAACGAGCGCATCTGAACGCCTGATTTCCGCACGCATTCGGGTTGGTGACACCGCCCGATGCAATGCGGCTGCAGTAACGCAACTCCGGTTGGCGACCCCGCCGGGACCGATTTCACATCGACTCCCAGGAGGGGAACTCAACCATGTCCGCGAGCATCGCAGACCAGCTCATGGAGCGCCGTGCAGCGCTCATCAACAAGGCCCAGGAAGTCGCCACCCGCGGCGTCACCGAGGACCGCGACCTGACCGTCGAGGAGCAGACCTCCTTCGACCAGATGATCGCCGAGGCAGCCAAGATCCACGAGCGCGCCAAGGCCATCCACGAGGGCGAGAAGTCCGCCCAGGCGTTCGAGACCAGCTTCCGTGACGTCACGGGCAAGGACGCCGGCAAGGACTCTGCTCCGAGCGCGTTCGGTAAGTGGGCTCGCGAGGCCCGCGTCGGCGACTCGTTCGAGATGAAGCCGGCTCCCGGTGCCGAGCGTCGCGCCATCGCCACGCGCGGCATTGAGACCCGCGCCATGTCCGCCTCGGGCGGCGTCGGTCCCGACGGTGTCTACGGCCAGCTCTGGCAGTATGCCGTCGCCGGTTCGCAGCTGCTCCAGTCGGGCGTCGACATCCTGAACACCACGGACGGCAACACCCTGCCGCTGCCGGTGGCCACGGTGCACGCCACGACCGGTACGGCGAACTCGCTGACGCCGGCCGTCGTCGCGGCCAACGCTGCGATCACGGCGAACGACGCCACGATCACCACCGTCAACCTCTCGGTCAGCAAGTACGGCTACCTGACGCTCGTTCCCACCGAGCTCGTGCAGGACGCCAACTTCGACCTCGAGGGCTACATCAGCATGGCGGCCGGTCGTGAACTCGGACGCACCCTGTCGTACATCGGCGCTCAGGCCGTCATCTCCGGGTTCACCACGCAGGGGGTCCTGGGCCCGGTCGGCACCACGACCAGCCTCGGCGCGCAGACCACCGGCGGCATGGGTACTGACCTGCTGGTCAACCTGTTCCACTCGGTGCTGCCTGAGTACCGGACGAACGCGGCCTGGCTGATGGCCGACTCGTCGTTCGCGTCGATCCGGAACCTCAAGGCGTCCACGGGTGAGATCACGATCTGGCAGCCGGCTCTCACGGCCGGTGACCCGGATCTGCTTCTCGGCAAGCCGGTTTACGTCGTCCCGCAGCTGCCGGCGATGGCCGTCAGCGCCAAGCCGATCTACTTCGGCGAGCTGGCTGCGCTGAAGCTGCGCATCGCGGGCGGCATCCGGTTCGAGCGGTCGGACCAGTACGCCTTCGGCAACGACCAGGTCGCGTTCCGGGCGCTCGTGCGTACCGGTGCCGTCGCGGTCGACACCAACGCCGTGAAGTTCTTCCAGAACTCGGCTACCTGATCGGTTGCGGCCCGGGCCTTTCAGTCCGGGCCGCACTCCCGGACGGAGAAGTCATGGCTTACACGAACGAGCCAGTCAAGAAGGTCGAGAAGCCGGTCGACAAGGGGCCGGGTGGCGGCAACCCGCGTCCGCAGGACCGGCCGCCGCAGAACAAGCCGCCGTGGACCACTTTGAAGAACTGAGGAGCCCCCGATGAAGGTCAGAATCGTCAGCCGTCCCAGCGGCCTGCTGAACGGCCGGGACTGGCCCGAGGTCGGCGAGGTGCTCGAGGTCGACGACGTGCCGGGTGCGGACATGTGCGCGTCGGGTATCGCCGAGCCGGTCGTCGAGGACCGCGTCGAGAAGCGTCCGACTGCCAAGCGAGTCGAGAAGCGCTGATGTCCAAGATCACGACGCAGCAGTCGTCTTCGAGCGTCATCACGACCTCGGGTAACACCGCGAGCGCTCCCGTGCAGCCGGTCGGCAATGTCGGCGGGCCTGTGACGGTGCATATCGGCGTCGACGTCGTCTCTGGCAGCAGCCCTTCATGGGCACCAGTCGTGCAGTTCTCCATGGACAACGCGACGTGGCTCGCTGCGAATGCCGACGAGACGATTCCGGCGATCACGACGACGGGCGTCACGGTGTGGCGGGTCGCTCAGTCGCGCGGGATGTTCGTCCGCGTGTCGTGGCCGACGCCGGGTGGCACGACGCCGTCGTTCACGGCCAGCATCGCCATTTGGAGTTGAGCCGTGGCCGACGTCCTGACGCTTTCGGATGCTCGCGCGGCGCTGCGTCTCCCGTCGTCTGACACGTCGCGCGACGGCGACATCACCGGCACGTATATCCCTGCCGTCACGACGATCTGCGAGTCCATCGCGGGCCCGATCATGACGGCGACCGGCCGGACGAAGACGTACAACGGTGGAGCGCCGGCGCTGCTGCTACCCAGCGCGGTCACCGCGGTCACGTCGCTGACGCAGTCCGGGCAGACGCTCACACCCGGCTCGGACTACACCGTCGACCTAGCCGCGGGTCTCGTCTACTCGGGCATCTTCCCGATCTGGACCATCTTCATCCCCGGATACCAGACGCTGACGGTCACCTACAACGTCGGCTATGCGGCGACCCCGGACGCGGTGACGGCGGCGCACAAGCTCGGCGCGCGGATCATCCTTGCGCATCTGTGGCAGGCGGACCAGCAGGGGGCACGGCCGCAGTTCGGCCAGCCGGACTCGTCCGTGATCCAGACTCCGGTCGGGTACCTCGTGCCGAAGCGGGCCTACGAGCTGTTGCGTCCGACCGCGGCTGAGATCCCCGGGTTCGCCTGATGGCTCAGTCAGTCAAGGGCACCATCGACGGCCTGTTCACGGCCATGACGACGCTGCTTGCGGCTCAGACGGGCGTCAGCGGCGACCCGGTGCTCGTGTCCTATGGCATGCCGGGCGACTACCAACCCGGCGCCATCGTGGCCATCGCGATGGACGTCAGGCAGCCGAAGACGCGTCCGACGATGGGCACCGGCCGCTCGCGCGAGACGGCAGCGGAGATCGACGTTGTCGTGTCCGTCTACGTCGGCGGCGGCGACGAGGTGCAGCAGACGGCCACCGACAAGTGCGTCGACCTGTGCGACCTGATCGAGGCGTACTCGCGCACGGCCGGCAACGAGACGCTCGGCGGCGCCTGTCGGGACTCCTGGGTGTCGAACATCTCCGGGCCTACCCCGTCGGCCGCTTTCGACCCGACCTCGGGCGCCGTCATGGGCCGCATCGCCGAGGCGACGGTCACCTACACCGCCTTCATCCGCTACTGAGAGAAAGGGGCCGGCCGTGAGGCTGCGCAACATCAACCCGCTCGGCCAGGTCGACCTGCCACTGATCGGCCGCCGCCTCGAGCCCGGCGAGGAGTTCGACATCGACGACGAGCGCGGCTCGGCCCTGCTCGAGCAGGTCGGGAACTACGAGCTCGTCGAGCAGAAGGGGGCCAAGACGTCATGACCACCACACAAGATGCATCGATCGGGATGGTGGCGGAGTCGACCTACGGCACGGGCGTCACCGTCACCCGCTGGGTCGAGTACACCGACGAGACGCTGGACCTGAACAAGAACATCAAGCAGGGCATGGGTCTGCGCGTCGGCTCCCGTGTCGCACGCTCGGCGCGCCGGGTCATCCCGACCTCGGACACGGGCGGCGACTTCACGGTCGAGGCGACGAGCAAGGGGCTCGGGCTGTTGTGGCAGTTCGTCATGGGCACCGGCGTGTCGACGCTTGTGGCCGGCTCGACGTACCAGCAGCTGTTCACGCTGGCCGACGTGATGCCGTCGTACACGATCCAGAAGGGCCTGCCTGAGGCGGGCGGCACGGTGGACGCGTACACCCACACCGGGTGCACGTGCGATTCGTTCGAGTTCGACTTCATCAACGCGGACATCGCGCGCCTGAAGACGACGATCGACGGTCAGGCTGTCACGACCGCCACGGCCTACGCGGCTCCGTCCTACGCGGCGTCGCCGAACCTGTACCACTTCGCGAACGCCTCGATCATGTCAGGCACGCTGACGGCGCCGACGACGACGGCGCTCGCCTCGGGCGCCACCCCGATCGCGGACGTGCGCGGCGGGAACATCGTCGTGAGCCACAACACGACGCAGGACCGTTACAACGCGGGCGCGTCCGGCAAGAAGCAGAAGCCGACGACTGGTCTGCGCACCATCACCGGCAAGCTCGACGTCGAGTACGACAGCACGACGTTCCGTGACGCGGTCATCAACGACACCCCGATGAACCTGATCGTGCAGTACACGGGCGGTTCGCTGTCCACGGGCGTGGAGACGCTGCAGATCGTCGTGCCTGAAATCAAGTTCGACTCAGAGCTCCCGAAGACGAACGGCACGGACCTGATCATCCAGTCGATGTCGTTCCAGGGCCTTGACAACCTGACGGCCGCGCAGCCGATCTGGGTTGTCACCCGCACCTCGGACAGCGCGCTCTGACCGTGCCTGAAGGCTTCCAGATCGAGGGCACCGAGCAGTTCCGCGCTGCCGCGAAGGCGCTCAACGAGCTCGGCGACCGCGAGGTGCGCAAGGCGGTGTACCGCTCGTTCCGGGAGATCGCGAAGCCGCTCGGCGAGGCGGCTCGGGACTCGGGCGCTGAGGCGATGCCGCACCGGGGCGGGCTCTCGGCTCGGGTTGCCGCGTCGAAGGTCGGCATCCGGAACAGCACGACCGGCCGGAACCCTGGCGTCGCGATCATCCTGACCACGCGTGAGGGTTACAAGCTCGGCTACCTCAACCAGGGCAGCCTGCGTCACCCCGTGTTCGGGCACCGGAAGACGTGGCGCGGCCAGACCGTGCCAGCCGGGAAGTTCACCGAGGGGTTCGAGAAGGGCGCCGACAAGGTGCGCGCGAAGGTGATCGATGCGCTCGAGACCACGACCAGCGAAGCGATGCGGAAGGCGGGCCTGTGAAGCTGTCCATTGCGGGGCAGGTCTACGACCCGGCGTCGGTCGACCGGCTGACGCTGCGGGAGATCATCGCGCTGGAGACCGCCACTGTGGACCTGGGGCGGCCGCTGAAGTGGGCGCAGATCAAGGCCATGTCCGAGGCTGCGCAGGAGCTGGACCCGGAGGAGTTCGCCGGTTCGGACGATGCGCTCTGGGTCATCGCGCTGGTCATCTATGCGTCCAAGCTGCGCGCCGGCGAGGACGTCACGTTCGCGGACGCGGTCGACGTGGAGCTCGGGCAGATCGACTGGATTCCCGAGCCGGGCGACGAACGGCCGGCCACTCAGGACCATCTGGGCCCCAAGAAGGCGCCTCGGGTTTCCGCTCGGGCCGGGTCGCCTCGCGCCGCCACGAGCGCGAAGAAGAAGGCGTCCGCGAGTCGGTAGAGCGGCGCCTGACGGTCGTCTGCCACCTGTGGCCGGGCATCACCCCGTTCAACGTGTGGGATCTGCCGTGGGCGCTGTGGCGCGCCTTCCGGGCCGCTGCTGACGCGCACATCGACGAGATGAGCAAGGGGGGCTGAGGTGGGCGCTGAGGCAACGCTGAAGATGCTGCTGCTCGGCGAGGACCGCTCGCTCGGCAAGGCGCTCATGGGCGCCGGCAAGAAGGCAGAGGAGACCGGGCACAAGTTCGGCGGCATCGGCACCATCGTCAAGGGCCTTGTCGCGGGCGCAGCCGTGGCCGGCGTGGTCGAGTTCGGGAAGAAGTCGGTCGACACCTTCAAGGAGGTCGGCGGCGAGGTGCTGGGGCTGCAGCGCCGCATCGGCGGCACGCCCGAGCAGGTGTCCCGGCTGAACTTCGCGTTCGAAGAGACCGGCATCTCCGCCGAGACGGCGCAGAAGAGCCTCGGCATCCTCGAGAAGCACCTCGTGGCGACCGACGGGTCAGGCAAGAAGACCGCGGCCATGGTCAAGGATCTGGGGTTCCACTTCCGCGGCACCAACGGCGCCATCAAGCCGATGGATAGCATTCTGGTGCACCTCGCGGAGAAGTTCGCGAAGATGCCGAACGGCGCTGAGAAGACGGCGCTGGCGATGAAGCTGTTCGGGAAGTCCGGCGCGGACATGCTGCCGTTCCTGAACAAGGGCGCAGAGGGCATCAGGGAGCTCGAGCAGGAGTCCGACAAGCTCGGGCACACGCTCTCAGGCAAGGACCTCGACGCCATCAAGAAGTCCAAGATGGCCCACCGCGAATGGGCGGCCGCCGTCGCTGGCGTGAAGATCCAGCTCGGCGCGCAGCTGCTGCCGATCATGAACCAGTTCATGCAGTTCCTGATCGCCAAGGGCATCCCGAACATCGTGAAGTTCATCGCGGAGTTCAAGAAGGGCGTCGGCGCCGGCGGCCAGGTGCGCGCAGTGTTCCAGCAGGTGGGCGGGGTCGTGAAGACGGTCCTGACGTTCATCGGCGGCCATGTCGGGCTGGTCACGCAGCTGTCGACTGCGTTCGGTGTGTTGCGGATTGCATTCATGGCCGTTGATGCCGTTATGGGTGCTAGCGGGATAGGTCTGGTCATCAAATTGATTGCGCTGCTCGCGGCCGGACTGATCTACGCCTACCAGAACTCCGAGACCTTCCGGAACATCGTGAACAAGGCGTTCGAGCTCGTGAAGGCGGGCGCCATCGCGCTCGCACTCGTGGCCATCAAGAGCTTCCACTTCCTGCTCAACGTGTGGCTCACCGTCGCGGGCGGCATCCTCGACGGCGCCGCGTGGGCGTTCGGGTGGGTGCCGGGGCTCGGGCCAAAACTGCAGGGCGCCGCGCAGGGCTTCCACCACTTCAAGGACAGCGTGAACCACACCCTGTCGCAGATCGAGACGAACCTGACCGTGCAGCTCAACACGGGCGCCGCCAAGGCCGCGGCGGATGGGCTCGCGAACTATGTCCGCACCCGGAACTACACGGCGTGGCTCACCGTCGCCCACCCGCAGATGGCGCTGTTGACTGTCCCTTCTTCTCCCGTCAAGCACGCGGCCGGTGGCCGCAACATCCCGGCCGGTTGGTCGTGGGTTGGTGAGAACGGGCCCGAGTTGACGTACGTGCCGGGCGGATCGGACATCTACAGCAACCGCCAGTCGATGGCGATGGTGGGAGGCCGTGGCGGCGGGGACATCCATCTAACCGTGAACCTGCGCGCCGCGGACGGCCGGGTGATCCAGCAGGAGTTGTTGCGGTTCAAGCGGCAGACCGGCGGCATGCTCGGGCTCGCCTGACAGGGAGGCTTGCGAATGGTCGACCGCACTCCCTCCGATCACGTCAGGCTCGATATCGCCTTCTCGACGGCGCCTGACGCCACATCCCCGGCGTGGGTCGACGTGACCTCGAGGCTGCGTCTGAGCCAGGGCATCACCATCAGCCGGGGCCGGACGAACGAGTACGACACCATCCGTCAGGGCACGATGAGCTGCACGCTGGAGAACATCGACGGCTACCTGACGCCGGACAACGTGTCGTCGGCCTACTACCCAAACGTGTTGCCGCAGCGGCGTATCCGGCTCACCTACCGTGACCCCGCCACGATCGGCCAGAACAACTTCCTCGCGGCTGAGGATGCCTCGTTCGAGGGTGGCACGACGGGCACCTGGGGACAGTCCGGCGGCGTCACGTTCGCCAATGACACGACGCACGCGGACGACGGCACCAAGGCGCTGCGGGCGACCTGGCCGACCGCATCCGCCGGTGTGGCGAAGATGGGCGTGCTCGTGTCCGGCATGGTGCAGGGCCGCACCTACACGGCCCGCGCGCGGGTCTGGTCCGCGACCGGCGTCCCGGACATCAAGCTGACGGAGTCGGGCGGCACGGCCGGCACAGCGACGTCGACGAAGAACGCGTTCGCGACGATCACGCTGACGTTCATCCCGACGAACCCGGACACGCTCATCTATGTGACGACTGCGGGCTCGTCCACGTCCGGACAGCAGACGTGGATCGACGCCGTCATGGTCGACGAGGGCTCGTCGCTAGGCACGTTCACCACGACGGCGCCACCCATCTACGGCAAGTTCGACGGGCACATCGATGAGTGGCCGGTCGAGTGGCCGGACGGCGGCGAAAACTACGCGCACTCGACCATCACGGCATCGGACCTGCTGTCTCGCATCGATACCCGGCAGGAGCTCCGGTCAGTCGTCGTCGAGACGATGGCGCTGGACGGCCCGGCCGCGCACTACCCGCTGGACGAGCCGGACAAGTCGACGAAGGTCTACGACATCGTCGAGCGCACGACCGCGGTCTCGCTGTCGCTGCAGCAGGTCGGCTCGGGCGGCACGATCACCTTCGCGTCCGGCACGGGTGTCCCCACCGACGGCGGAGCCGCGCCACAGTTCGCGCCGTCATCGTCCGTGAACGGTCTGATGCTCGCAGGTCGCACGGCGCTCCTGAACGCATCGAATGCGGACAGCACGATCGTGGCCGCTGCGGCGACGACAACCGCAGCGGTCGCCGTGATCGCGGGCATGTTCGACGACTTCGGCAACGGGCTCACCATCGAGGTCGCCGCTAGCGGCAAGTTCGTCGCGAACTACGTCCTGCCGGGCTACGGCCTGAGCGTGTCCACCACCTCGGCGTCGACCTACAACGACGGCCAGACCCACCACGTCGCGGGCACCGTCTCCCAGTCGGGCGGCACCATCACGGTGCGGCTCGTCGTCGACGGCAGCGCGAGCACGACCGCGACACAGGCGAACTTCCCCGCCGGCGTGGTCGTGTTCGTGAACGTCCTGATCGGCGGGCTGAGGACCGGGAAGCTCTTCACCGGCACCATCTCCCACGTCGCCGTGTTCCCGTCGAACCTCGACGTCTCGCGGCTGCTCGAGCAGCGGAACTCGCAGACGACCGGGTTCGCGGGTGAGCGGTCGGACCAGCGGATCGCGCGCTACTGCACGTGGATCGGGCTGCCGACCGCGCGGCAGACTCTCGATGTCGGCAACTCGCTCACCATCAGCCACTTCGACACGGCCGGGCTCTCACCCCTGGCGGCGATGCGGAAGGTGGAGGCGACCGAAGCGGGCCTGCTGTTCGCGGGCACCAGTGGCACGCTCGTGTTCTACTCGCGTTCACGCCTGTACACCGCAGCGGCCGCGGACATCGACGTGCCGGCCAGCATGATCGACGGCTCGTCCCGCCTCGCGAAGAACCTACAGCTGGTGAAGAACGCCATCGACGGCACCCGCGCGGACGGGGCGAAGTACCGCGCCATCGACACGGCGAGCCGGACCGCTTACGGCCAGGTGCAGGAGACGCTCGAGCTCGTCACGACGAACGACTCCGAAGTCGTCGACGCCGTGAACTGGCGCCTCAACACGTCGTCCAAGCCGCTGACCCGGTTCACGAGCATGCAGCTGGACGCCTACACGGACGCGACCTATTCGCCGACGATCCTGGCCAAGGTCATGATCGGGGCCCGGGCCCGGATCAGCGGCCTGCCGGCGCAGGCACCCGCGTCGGCGCTCGTGCAGATGGTGCAGGGCTACACGGAGACGATCGGCACCAACGGGTGGGACGTCGACGTGAACGCGACCCCGCTGGAGCAGATGACGGCCGTCATCGCCGACGACACGACCTACGGCCTGGCCGACGGGCCATACGTGGCCGCCTACTGAGGAGGAGCCTTGGGCACCGTTCCGACCCCCCCGACCCAGTCCGCGGGCGCCGTCATCACGGCCGCGAACCTGAATACGCTGCGTGACTGCATCAACTTCCTCGAGGCGCCGCCGCGGTGCCGCGCGGATCACACGACGACGATCACGCTCACGACGAGCACCTACACCCTGATCCCGTTGCAGACCGAGACCTTCGACATCGTCCAGGGTGGCGACTCACCCAGCCACGACAACACGACCAACAACAGCCGGATTGTCTTCCGCACCGCGGGCAAGTACCGCGTGACAGGCCAGCTGCGGTTCGCCGCGAACGCGACCGGCACGCGGATCGCGCGCATCCGGCTCAACGCGGCCGGGGTCGCCGCGAACGGCACCTCAGTCATTGACTCGGTCCAGACGAACACCGGCGCCGCGAACGCTGCCGCCGTGCCCGTGCCGCCCATCGAGATCGCCGTGAACGCGAGCGACTATATCGAGATGTTCGGCTGGCAGGACTCGGGCGGCAACCTGAACACGTTCGCCACCAACGCGGGCGACTCCTTCCTGCAAGCCGAATGGGTCGGTCTCTGATGGACGTCACGCCCGTGCAGCCGACCCAGCCAAGCCAAGCCGAGCCCGTGCCCGTCCAGCTCACCCGCATGGAAGGCACCATCAACCTGATCGCCTACCAGTTCAGCGAGGTCAAGGACGACATCAAGGAGCTGCGCAGCAAGTCCGAGGGGCACAGCGTGCAGATCTCCGCGCTCGAGCTCGCGAACGCCACGAAGTCCGGCGCATCGGCGGCATGGACGACATGGCTCCCCATCCTCGCAGCCATCGCCGCTGTAGTCGTTGCCATCGTCGCCATCTACCACTAGGAGGCATCCAATGGGTGGCGCCCTTCCGACCCCGAGCATCCCCGGCTATACGTCGTTCCGCGGCTTCACCTCATGCGACTGTCTCGCGCAGTGGCTCCCCATCTATGAGCAGCTGCTCTTCATCCGCGGCCTGATCGCCGACCAGATCGACATCATCCAGCTCACCGGCAACGCGGCCGCCTCGGCGGGCACGCACTCGCAGGGCGGCGCCGCCGACCTGCTCCAGTTCACCGACACACAGGTCAAGCTCGCCCGCGAGATGGGCGCGCCGGCCGCCTGGCACCGCACCACCGCGCAGGGTTTCGCCCGCGACCACCAGCACCTCGTGCTCAACGCGTGCCCCCACAACGCCCCGGCCCGCTATCAGCTCGACGCGCAGCGTGCCGGATTCAACGGCCTCGGCTCCGACGGCCGCCTCGGGCCGGACCCGCTCAAGGGTTCGCCCACCACCTACCGCACGTGGTCTCAGGGCATTTCCTGGGCCAAGCAGAAGATCCAGGAGGCCATGGTGGACATCACCCTTCCCGACTCGGTCCTGACGGCGATCGCGAACAAGATCCTGTGGGCCGACCTCGTCCCGAACAACGCGGACGCCGACGCCGGCTCGTTCCGCAACACCCTGTCCCAGACCTACCTGCGGGCCGGTCACGCGCAGGACTCGTCCGCCGCGGCAGCTGACTCTGCCGCGTCTCTGGTCCCGCTCGTCAAGGCGCTCGCGGACCAGGTGACCAAACTGCAGGCGACGGTCGACGCGCTCCCAAAAGCCTAGGCCCGAAGACTGCCAAGGGCGTCGACGTCTCGGGCTACCAGAGCATCGACCAGGTGACGGTCGCCGCCGCGAACTACGACTTCGTCGTCGTCAAGGCCACCGAGGGGCTGAAGTACGACTCCCCCGAATACCCGGCGCAGATCGACGAAGTCAGGGCCGCGCACAAACGGGCCGGCGCCTATCACTTCGCCTGGCCCAACCAGGACCCTGTCGCCGAGGCCGCGCACTTCGTGAAGACGGCCGCGCTCAAACCGGGCGAGATCGCCTGCCTCGACCTCGAGTCGTGGGACGCGACCACGATGACGACCACGCCGTGGACCGTCCGGCTCGCCTACGCGCTGAAGTGGCTGGCCGAGGTGAAGACGGCGACCGGCGCGACGCCGTTCGTCTACCTGAACTGGGACTGGTTGAAGAACCTGCGGTCGACGGCCATCATCGGCTCGCCCTACTGGGTGGAGCTCACCTCGTACCCGCTGTGGCTGGCCGACTACTCGTCGAAGATGCCGGGACAGTTCCCGTCTGTCGACGGCGGCTGGCAGGTCGTGCTGCATCAGTGGACGGACAACGACGGCGGCCTCGACGGCGACTGGCTCGCCGACACCGCGCTGTGGGACAAGTACGCCGTCCCGGCTGGAGGTGCGTCATGAAGTACCCGGTCCCCGCGCTGTGGCGCATCCGCCCGGTCAGCGTGCACGACGGCGACACCATCCACGCCATCGTCGACCGCGGCATCTCAGAGACGGCGCTGTGGGCGATCCGGCTCAAGGACACATTCGCGCCGGAGCTGTCCCAGCCGGGCGGGCCTGAGTGCCGGGCGTTCGCGCAGGCGTGGGTCAGCGTGAACGGTGACGGCTCGGACTGGCCGTTGCTGCTCGAGACCTTCCGCACGCCGCTCTCCGACACCGAGGTCGTCACGCTGTCCCGCTACGTCGGGCGGGTGACCGCGGCGAATGGCAAGTGCCTGAACGACGACGTCGAAGCCTTCATCAAGGCACAGGGCTACGGCGGCGGCATCGGCTCACCAGGAGGTACGCCATGAAGACACTCTGGGGCCGCGAGCCCGCCATGATCCTGGCCGCCGTGCAAGCGGTCATCGCACTCGCCGTCGGGTTCGGCCTGCCAGTCAGCCCCGCGCAGGTCGCGCTCATCGTCGCGTTCACGGCGGCTGCGCTCGGCGTGGTCACCCGCTCCCAGGTCTCCCCGGCCGCGCCCAGCCCGCCGCAACTCAAGCGGATTGCGCCGATCCCCGGCACGACCCTGCCGAACATCCCCGCCGAGCCGCTCGACGCTCCGAACGAGGACTACCAGCCATGAAGCGGCCCGGCAGGATGATGCTGACGACCGCGCTCCTGCCAGCCGTCATCGCGCTCACCCCGGGCCCGGCCTACGCCGCGACCGCACACTTCTCCAATTCGATCTACTCCAACTACAGCGTGCCCGTCCGCACCTCGAGCGGCACCGTCTATGGGCTCAACATCGGTCATGGCGGCTACGGCGAGTGCATCTTCGCCTACAACGGTCGAACGACCAAATGGCGCTGGGACGCCGGCTCGACGTGGTACACCGTCGTCCCCGGCAACTGGTCCTGCTTCCGAGACGGCTTCGGCATCATCGTCATCACCATCTAGACTCGTCAGCACGTCGTGCCGACGTAAGCGCCCCACCCTTTCCCGGACCCCCGGGGGGTGGGGCGCTCTTCTGCGTTCTCAGACTGTCTTGCCGCCCGTGGCTTTCGCCACCGCAGCACAGGTGTTCATGTCCGGGCACGACACGACCCACGTGTCGCCCTCCACGGCGTTCGCTACGCCGGCGGCGGCCTTGGCGATCTGCAGCCACGAGTCGCGCGCCGAGCTGTCCGCGAAGATGACGACCTCGACGTCAGTCGCCGAGCCGATGGAGCAGTTGGCCCCGTCCTTCTCGAACATGACGCCCGAGTGCGGGCTGAGGCCGGTGCACCCGATCTTGGCGGCCAGCGCCGCCGCGGTCATCGGCGCCGAGAAGGGCGGGCTGTCCGTGCCGGGCAGGGAGCCGGGCTCACCGCCGGCGGTACATGCGCCCAGCGCGACAGCGGCCAGGGCACTGATGATGACACCTTTGATCTTCATTGGTCCGACTCCTCTGTGTGGTTGTGGTGCCTGCGGCGGATGTACTCGGCCTGGATCGCGAGCCACAGCATCTCAGCCGCTTCGGCCCGCTGCCTGCGGAGGGCCCATGCTCGAGGGCCAGTGTCACCCTGCCGGTCGAACGGCAGCTTGGTGTGAAGTGTGTATCCCGTGAACGTGCGGGCGGCGCGGGACTCCGTCTCAAGGAGTTCGTCGTCGTCCAGCCGGGTGATGCCCAGCAGCTCTGCCCGCATCTCGTCGGTGAACCTGTCAGGGAACGTAGGCTGAGACATGTCGGTTCCTGCCTACTTGGAGTCGACGAAGATGGCGAACTTGCGCTCGGCCTCCTTGGCGGTCAGCTGGAACACCTCGCCGACCGTATCCCAGCCGTGGCCGGCCGCGAGGATCTGCCGGGCGAGCTCCTCAGCGAACATCCCCATCCACATGCGAGCGTTCTTCGCCTGCTGGACGAGATCCGCGTCGGGCACGTTCTCGATGAAATACCGGGCATTGTCGATGCCGTTGGAGTACGACTCCAGACGAGTACGCTCTGCCATGTCCACTCCTTGCTAGTGGGCCAGCCCCGGGCCGTGACAGCGGTGCCGGGGCGCTTTCGTGTCTCCACTGTACGCCGATGTGTACGTGATGTGTACGTGAGTGCCGGAACGGGTCTGTCTCGTGCTCAGAATCGGGAGCGGGCGACGAGAATCGAACTCGCCTGATGTAGACTGGTCCCGAGCACGGAATCCACGTCTGCGCAGGTCAGAGGCTGTTTTCGATGTTGGGACGCGAGGTGGCGTGCGGTAATCCGAGGTAATGTGTGTGTACACGTACACATCCAAGGAGCGAGATGCCAGTCCCGAAAGCGATGCTCGCCAAGGACGGGACCACCACGTGGAAGGTCCGGTTCCGGCACAACGACCGCGAGACCAGCGAGTCCTTCCACACCGAGAAGGCGGCCAGCATCTTCTGCCAGGACATCGCCGCGCGTGGCGTCGCCTACGCCGTGTCGATGCGTGAGGTCGAGGACCGCGAGCGCCTGGGGAAGACGCTGGATGAAGCGCTCGACGCGTTCCTCGACTGGAAGTCCGCGCGGGTCCGCTCCGACCGCACCATCAAGGACTACCGGCGCCGGTACGAGCTGGCCATCAAGCCGACCCTAGGGCACCGCACCCTCGCCTCGCTCACCGAGGACGACATCACCTCGTGGCTCGACGACCTCGTCACCGGGCGCGCCGGGGGACACGTCGTCATCGAGAAGGACGAGACGGGCCGGGGGCGCAGGCGGTCGGTGGCGATGGCGCCGAAGACGATCGCCGACCGGCACGCGCTGCTGCACTCCGTCGTCAAGTACGCGCTGGGCAAGAAGTGGCTCGAATCCGACCCGTGCGCCGCGTCAGAGCTGCCGAAGCGGTACCGGAAGCCGCCCAAGGGACTGCGGCCCGCCGAGTGGCAGGCGCTCTATGCCGCGCTCGCACAACTGGACCCGGATGCCGCGGACCTAGCCGCGTTCCTGCTCGCCACCGGGTGGCGCTGGGGGGAGGCGACGGCATTGACGACATACGACGTCGAGGACGACGGCGCGCGCATGTGGGTCACCGTCACGCAGGTCATGCGGCGCGGCGCGTCCGGCCGCACCCGTCCCGTCGAGGACGCGAAGTCGCAGGCGGGCGAGCGCAGGTTGCGCCTCGACCCGGAGGCAGCGGCGATGGTGCGCCGACGCGTCGGTGCGACCCGGCCCGGCTCGCTCGTGTTCACCACGAGGAACGGCGCGCCGTGGCATCACTCGCACTTCCGCTCGAGGGCGTGGGAGCCGGCGGTTGACGTCGCGAACCTCGCGCGCCGGCCGACGCCGCACTGGCTGCGGCATACCCACGTCGGGTGGATGGTGCTCGCCGGGGCATCGCTGCCCGAACTGCAGTCGCGGATCGGGCACGCGTCGATCAAGACGACCATCGATGTCTACGGCCGCATGGTCACCGACGTGCGCGAGGAAGCGCTAGGCGCGTTCGCGGCGATGCGGTCGCAGAACGCGCCGACCCAGATCGGTCAGGCAGAGCCGCCGGGCGCCAACCCCTGAGCCTCGATCTTGCGTAGCCGACGGCGGTCGGCGATCTGGACCACACCGTCCGCGGCGCGCTGCTCGGCGAGGAGCTGGGCCCGGCCCGCCTCTTTCCCGAGCAGGTATATCTCGTGGGCGGGCTTCTGCGCCCGGTCGAGCAGGTACTTCACGGTGCCCACCGCCGCGACGGCGAGCAGCATGCGGTCGGTGTCGTCAGGCAGGTCGAAGGCGAACGGCATCGCCAGGTAGAGCAGGGTGAGCCACGACGCGATGGTGATGGTGCGGATGGCGAGGATGACTGGGCCGACGTGGCCGAAGGACAGCACAGGGAGACTTCCCCTTTCAGGGGAGTTGGGGGGGCGAGAGAGTTACGAGGTGCCGTCGACTGAAACCCCGTCAGCACGTGAACCTATGTGGCCGGGGGGGGGCTCGCAGCCAAATGCGGAAATTTGGGTGCTTGTTACCGTCCTGAGACGTTGCGGTCGCGCTGGGCCTCGGTGCGCATCCGCTCCTCGGTCCTGGCGAAGAGCTCAGCCATCCCGACCCCGAGGGCGTCGCAGAGTGATGACAGTTGGCTGACGTCTGCCGGCTTGGTGCCGTTGAGGATCGCCGCCAGGGTGTTCTTCGCGATCCGCGACCGCTTCTGGAGCTCCTCGACGGTGATGCCGGCGTAGGCGCGCTCCGCCTTCAACTGGGCGGCGAGGGCAAGCGAGAGAGGGGTCACCTTCCGCGCGTTGGCCGCCTTCTCTGCTGGTGTCATGCCGGCACCTTACCAACGCTTTACCTCACTTGGGAATACATACGTCACCCAGATTGAGGGCAGCAAACCCTCAGATTAGGGTTGACGCACCCCAACTTGTGGGGCTAATGTCCCCTACATGCCCCCCGCAACCGACGCCTCGCAGCGCATCGCAGCAACCGTCTCGGCGGCCCTACGGGAGGCAGGGATCACCCAGCAGCGCGCGGCACGCCGCTCCGGGATCGCCCTCGCCACCCTTGAGCGCCGTCTGAGCGGAGTTGGCAAGCCCTTCGACACCGACGAGCTCGAGCGCATCGCAGACGTCCTCGGCCTGAGCATCTTCGACCTGATCTACCGAGCGGAGGGCGCGGCGTGAGCGCCCTTCTGACTGTCCTGCAGGTCGGCGAGCGCCTGCATCGGAGCGCGTACTCCGTCCGGGAGCTCTGCCGGGCAGGCGAACTGCGCGCAGCCAAGGACGGCCGGCAATGGCTCGTCGACGAGGACGACCTGGCCGAGTACCTGAACCGGAAGTCCAACCGTCCCCGCAAGCGCAGGAGCCGCGCGGCGTGAGCCGCCCCCAGACCCAACCGAAAGGTAACCCTCCAGATGAACGTCACCATCCGCGCCCTCGTCCGACAGGTCATCGCGCGCAGCAAGAATCTCGACGATGCCAGCCTCGCCGCAGCCGTCCTTGAAAAGCTGAAGCCTGCCGACTACCGCGCGGCGCTCGAGCAGACGCTGCCCGCCTATGTGCGCCAGATGATCGTCGCCCAGCGCGAGCCGGGTCGGGTCCGCCCCCCCCGGCAGGCCACGTTGGCGACGGCCGGATGGAAGGTCCCCGCGATCAACGACGGGTGGCAGCGTCGACTGGACGAGGTCTACGGCGGCGCGGGTGAGCGTAAGCGTCTCGGTGACTTCACCTACGACGACCTGATCCATCTTGCGGCCACGACGGAGGCCATCGCCAAGCGCGGCCTGTCCCGGGCCAAGGGTTGGCGCGACCTCGCCGACACGCTGCGCGAGGCGAACGTTGCCACGGTGCGCGACCTGCCGGCCGAGACGCTGATGCACACCCTCGGGGCGGTGGCATGATGTCCGCCCTCACTGAACTCCTGCACGGCCAAAGTCGCATCGATTCCCACACGAGGGCCGCCGTGCAGGCACCCACTTCCCCGCAGGCCATTTCCCGATCTGACCCCACCCCACGACCGCCTGCGGGGACCTCAACTCCTGAACCGCCCAAGGTTGGTCCGGGCACCAAAGTCCACACGGCGGTTCAGGATTCAACTTCCACCACGGCCAAGCCAGCCCGGCAGGACCAGACACGACCCGCCGTGGTGGACCCAACTTCCGACGACGGCCATAGATGCGCCGAGGTCCAGAGCACCATCGCCCTCGTCGGAGCAGACCCCGCCAGCGCCATGAGCCGCCCGCAGGCCCAAAGAGCAAACGCACTGGCGGACCCCTCGTTGGCGCTCGCCGCCGACATCGTCGACGACCTCGAACGGGTCCGGATCGCCGAGGAGAACCGCCTTCGCGCACTCAGCGACCCGGCCCTGTTCGGGCTCGACGAAGCGCACCCCGACATCGCCCGACTGACCGCCATCATCACCGCGCTGGCCAAGGTCGAGCACGACGCCGTGCTGAACCTTCAGCGCATCGTCCGTCGGCACCCGCTCGGCGAATGGGCCAAGGGCCAGCGGGGGGTCGGGGAGAAGACGGTCGCCCGGCTCCTGGCCACGATGGGCGGCGACCCGTACATCAACCTCGCCACCGGTGAGGTGCGCACCGTCTCCCAGCTGTGGGCGTATTGCGGCCACGGCGATCCGGGCCGACGCATCCGCAAGGGCATGACGCAGGAAGAACTGTTCGCCTGCGGCAACCCCATCGCCAAGAAGCGCGTATGGCTCGTCGCGACCTCGTGTCTCAAGGCTGGGGGCGACTACGCCGACGTCTACCGGGCCCGCCGCGAGAAGACCGCCGAGCGAGTGCACGCTGCCCCGTGTGTCCGATGCGGACCGTCGGGCAAGCCTGCGGCAGAAGGCAGCCCATGGAGCGCAGCGCACCAGCATGCGGACGCCCTGCGGATCGTTGGCAAGGAGTTCCTGCGCGACCTGTGGTTGGAAGCCAAGCGCATCCACACCACGACCTGAACTCCCCCGGCTCCGCCCGTAGTCAGCAGGGCGGGCGGCGCCGGGGTGACCACAACTCAACAAGCAAGCGGGGCCAGACGACCCTCCAAGGCACCTGACCCCAACTCACTGAAGGGAATCCTACCGTGACCAACCATCCACTCGGCTCACGCGCCTACTGCAGCAACGTCGGCCGCGTCGTCACCGTCCTGAGCCACGACGACGAAGGACACCTCACCGTCGCCGACGAGCACGGCAACGAATGGATACGCGCGTGCTGGCAGCTCGACGAGCTCGACGACGCGCTGACGCTCGCCTGGCGCGCCATCTCCGCCATCGGCCGCGCCACCGAGGACGCCACGCTCGGACGGCTCGCCAACGATCTGTCCCGCTACATCACCGACCTGCACGACCGTCAGGTCGCCGACGCCGTGAAGGGACTCCGCGCATGACCGCCAACGACATCCTCGGCTCGCTCATGACCGACCTCGGGCGGACCTATAGCGCCACTCACGGCGGCTACACCTTCAGCCACGACGGCAAGGACTACGAACTCATCATCGACGAGTCGTTCTACGCAGACGGCGACCCGGCCCGGCATGAGGCGCGAGCCACCATCTGGCGCGAGGTCTGGGACGAGGAAGAGATGGTCGACTCGGCCGAGGTCTCCACGGTGCGCATCATCGTGGAGGTGGTCGCATGACCGCCGTCCTCGCGGCCGCGCTCGCCTTCGCCCTGCTCGGATGGTGGGCCGAGCACCGGCAGAAGGTCTACTCCCGCGCCGAAGGCAAGCTGCGCCTGGCGTGCATCAACCGGCTGCACCACGAGATCCGCGAGCTGGAGATCCACGTCAGCGAGATCGACGAGACCCGCGAGCAGATCGCGATGGACAACCGTGCCCTGCGAGGCGAGTGGGAGCAGGTGACCCCGTGAGCCGCCGCTTCAACCTGCGCCGCAAGATCGACCTGACCGGCGTCTCCGGCGTCGGGGTCATCGCGCACGGCTGCGAGTTCGACGACGGCTCAGTGGCGCTGCTGTGGGCGCCGCCGCACAAGTCCTACGTGTGGTGGCGCAGCATCGCCGACCTCGAGGCCACCCACGGCCACAACGGCACGACCCGAGTCGAGTGGGTGGACGAATGAGCCACTCACCCCGCGTCGGCGGCAGCCTCGGTCAGTGGCTGCCGCGCTGCAACCGCGGATGCTGCCACGGCGAGCCGCGCGACACGTTCCCCGACGCGTGGGCCGATGCCCGTCAGCTCGTCGAGTCCGCCGAGGTCGAAGCGTCCCTGGCCCGCACGGACGCCTACGCCCGCCGACACCCGGAGGTGACTTCGTGACCACCTACTTCAAGGCTGCGCGCCCGAACGGCCGCGACTTCCACAGCGACACCGTGCAGTGGGCACCCGAGAACACGAAGGCCCGCAAGGGTCGGGTCGTGAATCACCCGAACGCCACCGAGGTCGGCGTCGACGCTTCGGAGTACCTGTCCGCGTCGACGGTCCCGACGGACTGCACCGGGATGGTGTGGCCGTGCCGGCTGCTGGAGGTTGAGCCGGTCGGTGAGGTGACGACCCCGCAGGCAGACGAACTGCCGAACAAGCGTGCCGGGGTGGCATTCCGGGTCGTTCGTGAGCTCGACCCGGCGTTGGCGCTGGGGCCGCAGGCTCCGCATCTGGTCGAACTGATCGAACGGGCTGCGCGTTTGACGACCGCGGACGCTGACCGGCTTCACGCCGCTCGGGACGCCGCTCGGGACGCCGCTTGGAACGCCGCTTGGAACGCCGCTTGGTACGCCGCTCGGGACGCCGCTTGGTACGCCGCTCGGGAGGCCGCTTGGGACGCCGCTCGGGACGCCGCTCGGTACGCCGCTTGGAACGCCGCTTGGGACGCCGCTCGGGACGCCGCTCGGTACGCCGCTTGGAACGCCGCTCGGTACGCCGCTCGGTACGCCGCTCGGGACGCCGCTCGGTACGCCGCTCGGGACGCCGCTGGGGCACTCGCGGTGCGCGACATTATCGGCCAGAACGGCTTCACGCAGGAGCACTACGACATCCTCGCCGGGCCGTGGCGCACGGCCATCGGACCCGTCCACCCCGACGACGTGGAGGTCCGCTCATGAGGGCCTTCGACCTGCACTCGACCGAACGTCGCGTCGGTGACATCGCCGTGAGCGTCGCTGCCCTGCTCTGGGGGCTCGGCCTGCTGGCCAAGTACCGCGCGCAGAACCTGCGCCGCCGACTCGGACGGAGGGCTGCACGATGAGCCAGCCACCCCGCTGCGGCACCCCGTCGGGCTACAAGCGCCACCTGCGACACGGAGAGGAGCCCTGCCAGCCCTGCAAGACGGCGAACACCCAATACGCCCTCGCCTACCGAGCCCGCAAGCCGCACATCCAGGAGAACCGTCGCGAGTACGGCAAGGCCTACCAGCGCGCTCGTCAGCGGCTTATCGAAGCGCATGCCGAGGAGTTCGAGGCGCTGCTAGCCGAGGAGCGGGAGTCGTGAACTACGCACCCATCGGCGCCGACCATGGGGAGTGGTGCGACGACGGCGACTACGAATCGATGTGCCTCGACTGCCGCCGCGAAGCCGACGCCGACGCCGCAGCAGAGCGAGGCCGCGAATGCTAGACGTCTTCCTCTGGCTGCTGTTCATCTGCGGCTCGGTCGGCGCCATCGCACTCATCGCCGATTGGCAAAGGAGCGACCGTGATTACTGAGCCGGGGCTCTATGACATCGACGAGATCACCTACCACGCCGACACCGGCCTCGCCCCGCACCTCGGGCGCAGCCTGTCCCAGTCCGGCGCAAAGACGTTGCGCGCCAACCCGGCCCGGTTCGCCTACGAACGCGACCACGGCCGCCCACCGAAGGACGCCTTCGACCTGGGCACGCTCATCCACTCAGTCGTGCTTCAGTCCATGGACGAGCGCATCGCCGTGGTGCCCGCCCGCAACTGGATGACCAAGGAAGCCAAGGAGCTCAAGGCCAAGGCATACGAGCTGGGCCGCGTGCCGGTGCTTTCCAAGGATGTCGAGGCGGCTGGCGAGATTGCCAAGGTCGTCCGCGCCGACCCGATGGCCGGCGCCATCCTGTCCAGCGGCCGGCCCGAAGTCACCGCCTATGCCGTCGACCCCGAGACGGGCGTCACCCTGCGGGCACGGTTCGACTGGCTGCGTGAGCAGGGCGTCGAGTGCATCGTCGACCTGAAGACGGCCGCCTACGGGCGGGGCACCGTCGACGCGTTCGGGCGCTCGGCAGCGTCCTACGACTACCCGATGCAGGCGTGGTGGTACCGGCACGTCTACCGCCTCATCACCGGCCGCTGGGTGCCGTTCTACACGATCACCGTCGAGACGGACCCGCCCCACTTCGTCACCGTCGGCGAGTACAGCACATGGGACTTGGCCACAGGCGAAGAGCATGCCCGCGAAGCCATCGCCGAGTACGCCGAACGCGAGTCATCCGGCAACTGGGCGCCCAACCCCGTCATCCACACCTTCGACCTGCCCGGCTGGTACGGGCGCAGCGCATAGGAGACCTGCCATGACCGAGCTCGCCCGCCATACCGGCGCCTTCGACATGAACGACCAGAACATCGTCCGCTACCTCGGGCTCAACCCCAACAGTCCCGCCGACCAGGCCGCCGTCGCCGTCTGCCGCCAGTACGGGTTCGACCCCGTCCTGAAGCACGTCGTCGTCATCCCCAAGTCCGGCGTCTACGTCACCCGCGACGGCCTGCTGCACGTCGCCCACCGCTCAGGGCAGCTGGACGGCATCGTCGTCGAGCAGGAGCCGACCCTGGACTCTGAGCGCGGCGAGTGGGTCGCCCGAGTATCCGTGTGGCGCAAGGACATGGGTCACCCGTTCACGTTCCCCGGCCGCTACCCCGCCAACGGCGCGAACAAGCAGTACGCGCCCGAGATGGCGCTCAAGGCAGCCGAGGCGCACGCCATGCGCCGCGCGTTCGCCATCACCGGACTGCCCACCGAGGATGAGCATCGGGGCGCGATGGCGCAGGAGACCACGCCGACCCCTGCAGCGTTCCGGGCGGAGGCGCCCGAGCCGGCCGCCGAGGACGTCGACACCGAGGAGCTGCCATTCGTCGACGTGGACGAGCCGTGAGAATCCTGGCCATCGACCCGGGCAACCGCGAGTCCGCCTACGCCATCATCGACTCGCAGACCCGGCGCCCGATACGGGCGAGCAAGATGCCGAACGAGCTGCTGCGTGACTCGCTATGCGTCACCCGGACCCTCGATCTTGTGCCCCGCGTCGTCATCGAGATGGTCGAGTCCTACGGCATGTCCGTGGGCCGCGAAGTGTTCGATACGTGCGTGTGGGTCGGCAGGTTCGCTGAAGCCGCCGAGAGCAGGGGCGCCGGCGTCGAGCTCATCCCGCGCGGCGAGGTCAAGATGCATCACTGCCACAGCCGGGCCGCCAAGGACTCCAACATCATCCAGGCGCTCGTGGACCGGTTCGCGTCCGGGGAACCCAACCGCGGCAAGGGCACCAAGGCCGAGCCGGGTTGGTTCCACGGGTTCGCCGCAGACATGTGGCAGGCCTACGCCCTGGCCGTGCTCGACGCCGACCGGCTGCACCCCGAGGCGGCAGCCGGATGAACGAGCCGCTGCGCAAAGGCTGGTGGAACCACGCGGCCTGTCTCGGAATGGATGTCGACGTCTTCTTCCCGCACAGCTCGGTCGGCCAGTCCTACATGGACGTCGTGCAACCGGTCCTCGACGTCTGCAAAGGGTGCCCGGTCGTGGCCGAATGCCTCGAGGACGCCATCCGCGTCGCCGACCAGTTCGGCATCCGCGGCGGCCTCACTGCCGACGACCGGCGCAAGCTGCGTAACCGAACGCGACGGAAGGCGGCCGCCTCGTGAAGCCGAAGCTGCTCGACATGTTCTGCTGCGCAGGCGGTGCCGCGATGGGTTATTACCGTGCAGGATTCGATGTCATCGGGGTGGACATCGAGCCACAGCCGAACTATCCGTTCAAGTTCCATCAGGGGGACGCGCTCGACTTCGTTGCCGAGCACTGGCACGACTTCGACGCCATCCATGCATCGCCGCCCTGCCAGGGATATCTCAACCTTGGAGGAGTCAACCGAGCGCTCGGGCGCGTGCAGAACCACCCGGACCTAATCTCGGCATCTCGGGGCATGCTCGAGCACACCGGCCTGCCGTGGGTCATCGAGAACGTGCAGGACGCAGGGCGCGAGCTCAACTACCCCGTGCGCATCTGCGGGACCGGACTCGACCTTCCGCTGCGCCGGCACCGGCTCTTCGAGTCAAACCTGCCGCTCGAGGGAATCGCATGCCGTCACGACCGATTCACCGAGCCGAAGTACTGGACGAGTTGGCGCCCCAAAGGCGAGCACCGACTCTCGACCGTCGTGCAGGTCTACGGCAATGCAGGCGGACGCGAACACTGGCCGACCGCTATGGGCATCGACTGGATGACGCCAGCCGAACTGTGCGAGGCAATCCCCCCCGCCTACACCGAGCACATCGGCCGCCAGATCCTCACCCACCTCGAGGCGCAGGAGGTCGCATGCTGACCGACGGCAACACCCTGACCGGCGGGCTGACCGGCTCGCATGTCCCCCTGCCCGGCCCGCGCCCCATCCGCGAGACCCGCAAGCCGACCGGGTTCGACTGGGGCGCCACAACCCGCCCGGACCCCGACGCCCGCAAGCGCGTCGCCGAGCTCAAGGCCGCGAAGAAGGCCGAAGAGCAGGCCAAGCGCGAGCTGGAACGGAAGCGCCGGTCAGCCATGCGGAGGTCGAAGACCCCGGGTGAACGGCGTGGCGTGCCCCTGCGACCCGAGGTCATCGCCGCCATCGTCGCCGACCGGGCCGCGGGAAAGACGGTCGCCCAGACCGCCATCGACCAGTGCGTCGCGTGGGCCTCCGTCTCCCGCTACGGCAATCCCCGAGCCGTCCGCGAGTACCTCGCATCGAAGGAGGAATGAGTGGGCCTGCCCTGGATTCGGCTAGACACGTCGATGCCGGACAACCCGAAACTGCTCGGTCTGCTCACCGAAAAAGGTGGGAAAGAGGCCGCGTTCGTGTGGGTTTGCTGCATGGCTTACGCCGGAAAACACGAGACTGCGGGCTTCATTCCGCGCGAAGCGGTGCCCAGGGTGAACGGTCGGGTGGCTGACATGGAGCGTCTGGTGGCCTACGACCTGCTCGTCGAGTGCGCCGGCGGGTGGGACATCAAGGGATGGGACGAGTTCCAGCTCAGCGACGAATCCGCCACTGTCCGTAGGGAGAAGGCCAAGAAGGCAGCGGCCGCGCGCTGGTCCAAGGGCACGGTCCGAGCAATGCGGGGTAGCAATGCTCAGTAGCAATGCTCACCAGCAATGGCACGGACGGACGGACGGACGGACTTACGCAGATGCATGTGCTTGGTCGCGTAGATATCTGTCCTTCCGTAACGCGCGGGCGCACATACGGCGATTCCCCTTGGCTGACTCAGGAGGCAAGCGATGACCCAGTGCCCGGACCACATGCGCAAGGGCGGCGCCACGCTCGGCGACTGCCGCGAATGCGCCCGCGAAGCCGACACCGCCGACCACGCTGCCGGCGCCGCCAACGCCAAGGCCGCACTGCGCGCCGCGCCGCGGCCGCCGCACGCGACCGAACCACCCAAGCCCGACCCCGTCCGCGACCTCGCCATTGTGCGAGCCCGCGCCGACCGAGAGGCCAAGCCATGACCCCCGACGAGTCCAGGCGACAGATGGTCGCCGCGCTGACCGCCGAACGGTTCACCCCCGGCCCCGGCAGCTTCGGCGCCGGCGCCCGGGCCCACATCGAGCTCGCCAAGGCCGAAGCCGAGGCCGTCGCCCGCACCCGCCACCTACGCATCATCCACGAGGAGAAGAGGGCATGAACCCGCACGCCGACCGTGACCGTTCCGAGGCGCCGAAGTGGGCTGACCTGTGGGGCATCGATCCCGACTTCAAGCCGATGCCCGACCCCCATGTTGTCCTACGCGACCGCGTCGAGAAGGCGCTCGCCGACTCTATCGAGCACATGAAGCGCCGCCAGGCCGTATTGTCGCTGGCCACCCTGCAGGACGACCTGGCCGCCGCGCTCGCGACTCAGGAGCCACCTGACGTCATTCATGCGCCCACAGAGCCGCACAGCGACGCCGACCGGGTGAACGCCTACGCCGCGCTGTGCGACCCGACAGAATCGTGGATCGCGTCCGATGGCTACCGCTCGGTTGGCTTCCGCTCGGCCGAGGAGATCGCCCGCGCCGTGATCGCCCTCGCCGACCGTGAGCAGGCGGCGCTGCGAGAGGAGATCGACACCCTGTGGGCGGCAACGGCATCGAAGGGCGCCCGGATCGCAGAACTGGAGGCCCTGCTGGCAACACGAGCCTCGGCGGCCTCGGCGCGGTCCATCCACTCGATCGACTCGTCCATTCGTCGCTCTGCCGCTTCGTCGGCTGCGAGTGAGGCCGAGTCCAAGGTGGCCGAACTGGAGAGCGAGGTCGAGCGGCTGCGGGGCGATCACCTCTACTCAACCAGCAAGGCCGTCGAGTTCAGGGTGCGGGCCGAGGATGCCGAGCGTGCCCTCGCCGACGAGCGGGCCAAGGTGGCGGCAATCGAGGCGCTGCACGTCGAAGAATGGAAGTGCTGCTCGCATTGCACCGATGAATCGGCGGTCCCCTATCCATGCCCGACCATCCTCGCGCTGGCCGGTCACGCCGAGCCCGAGGCGAGCGAGACGGACGGTGGCGAGTGATGGCCACCTTCACGATCTACCGCACTGCACGAACCGCGAAGCCCTGCGACGACTATCCGCACTGTGCCCGCGGCATCCAGCCCGGCGAACGTTACATGCGCTGCTCGGCGACCCCACGCGACGACGAGGTCAACCAGGGCGACCGCTGGTGGACGCTCAACATCTGCCAAGAGCACATGCTCCCAGAAACGGGCGGTGGCGCTTGAGCGACATCGCAGGCGTCGGGCCCAGTACCGCCGACATCGAGGGCGGCATCCGCGCCGAGCTGGCCACCATCGCCCGGCACTGGCCCTACACGTTCGACCCGCCACGCTCAGCCGGCGTCGGCGCCAGCCCAGTGCCCGCGTCACGCCTGCCCGGCAACGACACCGCCATAAGCCTGCGCGCCGAAGTCACCCGCGACCTCGCGTTCTGGGTCCACGCCCTGCTCGACGACAACCCAGACGCCATCGCGGCCGGCGACACCATCGACTGCTCGGACGTGCCGGGCATGGTCGCATTCCTGACCAGGCAAGCACGCTGGGTCTCCGGCTGGGAATGGGGCAACCGGATGTGGTCCGAGCTGGTCACGCTCGCCCGCGAGGTGAAGGCCTTGGCCGCGCCACCGGTGCGCGACACCATGCCGATCGGCGAGTGCCCCGAATGCGGCACCGTCGTGCGCGCCAAGGCTCACGACCCGGGGAACATCAAATGCCGGGGCTGTGGCACCACGGACACCATCGACGGCTGGATCATCCGCGTCGTCGGCAACGAGCCGCTGGTGACCGCCGAGCAGCTGGTGCCGATCCTGCACAAGCGCATGGGAATCGTCGTCACCCGCGCCGCCATCCGCCAGTGGGTGAGGCGCGGCGTCATCGAGCAGGCCGAGACGGACGAGGCCGGGCGCGCGCTGTTCAACCGCAAGGACGTGTTCAAGAAGCTCATCGACAAGGACGCGCCACGCGACGACATCGCCGGCGTTTGCTGAAAACTCCCGTAAATGCCTTAGGCTGTGACATAGCGAGGCACACCCATCGGTTTGTCGCGCTACCAGCCCCGGTCGGACTCCCAGTAGACCGGGGCTCTCTCATACCCAGACCTCAGCCCGTGGGCGGGAGTACGAGAACGGGCACGCGGCCAGGAGCCGCCGAAAGGCCGAAGAGACCACGCGCCACACCCGGCCCCACACGTTGGGGAGGGGTGATGAGTGCCAGGCCGTCACGCACGCTCGCAGACATCGACCGCGACCTCATGGTCGAACGCGCCCTCCTCGAGTACGAAGCCCGCAACGGGCGCAAGTCCGACGGCGCCTGCGCGACCTGGCGGCATATCGACTCGCTGCTGGAAGAGCGACTGCGCCTGGCCCAGTCACTGCCCGATCTGCATGGTGCATCACCCGGTGGACAACATGGTTGATTTCTGCACCGAAACCAAGCGCTAGACCAAACGGAGGATGCCGATGCAAGGCGACACTGTGCTCTGGTCCCCCGTGTGGACCATCGAACGCTGGGACGCAGACCAGACCGCCTGGCTCGCAGAGCGTCTCGGACGCGCCCCGCTCGCGGACGATTTCTACCGCGCCGGCATCGCTTCCGATGCGACCACGCTCGTCGAAGGCAACCTGCTGACGACGGCCGGGCTCAACCGCATGACGAGCCTGATCATCGCGGGCGGCGGCCAGGCACCGACGAACACCGCCGCGCGTATCGGCGTCGGCGACGGTGCCGGCTCGGCAGCTGTCGGCGACACCGACCTATCCGCGGCGGCCGGTTCCACCCACCGCTGGTTCCAGGCCATGGACGCCACCTTCCCCACCCAGTCGAACGGGCTCATGACGTTCAAGAGCACGTTCGCGTCGGCTGACGGGAACTTCGCGTGGAACGAGTTCGGCATCGACATCGGCACCCCGACCGTCACTTCCGGCAACACGGTCAACGCGACCCTGCTCAACCACAAGACATCGATCGCCCAGGGCACCAAGGCCAGCGGCCAGACGTGGGCCGCGACCGCCACCATCACGCTGAGCTAGGAGGCCCGCCATGCCATACATGAGCTGGAACTCACTGCTCAACTCCCCGAGCCCCGGCGCCGGTACCGCGCTCGCATCGTCGACGACGCTGACGGACATCTCGCTCGCGCCGCAGTTCGTGCTGCCGGCGAACTTCCTGCAGGTCGGGTCATCGCTGCGGCTGACTGCGTTCGGCACGTTCTCGAACACGGCGACCCCGACGCTCATCGTCGGGTTCTACTACGGCGGCGTCGCCGGCGTGGCATTGGCCGCGACAAACGCGTACACGACCACCACGGCTGCCAGCACGTGGTCTTGGCGCGCCGAGGTGACCGCGACCGTCCGCACGGTCGGCGCGACCGGCACTGTCATGGTGCAGGGCTCCTACCAGAACCCGACGTCGCTGACCGCGTCCGCGCTCATCCCGATGCCGGCGGTGGCGCTCGCGACGGTGACCATCGACACAACCGCGGCGAAGGCCATTACGGTCGGCGCGCAGTGGGGCACCTCAAGCTCGTCGAACACGATCACCTGTCACGGGTTCTACATCGAGTCGATGGGCGTCTGATGCGTGGTGACCCGATCGCCACGCCTTGGGTGGAGTCGTTCAGCGACTACCTGAACCGGAATCTCAGCATCTCGATCGCGTTCGACAATGTGACCCGCGCGCTCGGCGTCACCACGGTCACCCGCGACGACGGCTGCCTGTGGGGAACGCTCATCATCGGCGACCCGGCCACCACGACGAAGACGTTCGCGGTGCCGTTCGGGACGTCGACCGTCAGCGCTCAAAGGCTGCACCAGAACGGGCTCAACACCATCGAGGACGTGCTCGCGCTGCAGATCACCGCCGCGGCCTAAGCCGGGAGGTGCCGTGGCACTTACTCTCGACGGCTCGACCCCAGCGAAGGCCACCAAGACCGGCACCGGTACGACGCTCGCCACAGGGTCGTTCACGGCCCCGAGCAACGCGCTGCTCCTCGCGATGTACGACTCGGACTCGTCGGGTCAGACGAACGCCAGCATCGCCGACAGCGGATCGCTGACGTGGACGCGGGTCATCCGGCTCTGCTCTGACACGGTCGGCGAGTCGAACACCCCGACCCCCACGGGCACGGCGCAGTCCGGCTACATCTCGGTCTGGTACGCGACGACCACCTCGAGCGTTTCGCGCACGGTGACGGTCACCCAGAACACCGGGTTCAACGCGATGCTCGCCGTGAAGGTGTTCACGGATACCGGTGGCGCGCCGACCATGGGCGCCGTCACGTCCAAGGGTGGTTCAGCGTCCGCGCCGTCCAACACGGTCACGACGACGGCCGCGAACTCGTGGGTCTGGGCCACGGTCGACGACTGGTCCCAAGCCGGCCTTGGCACGGCCGGCACCGGCCAGACGCTGACGGACGAATACGACGCGACGGGCGCCATCACGGCGCACACGTGGAAGCAGAACGCGACCACGCCGGGCAGCGGCACGTCGGTCACGATGAACCTGACCGCGCCGGCATCGCAGACGTGGAACCTCGGCATCGTCGAGGTGAAGGCGAACAGCGCTGACTCGCCTGCGATCCAGCAGATCTTCCCGCCGTTCATCCCACCGTTCCGCGAGCCGGGCGTCGTCCCGTTCCAGCTGCTCGGTGACCAGACCGTCTCGTCGGGCACAACCGCAATCTCTCTGTCGGACACCGGTGCAGGCGCAGATGCGCTCACCGTCTCCGCGACCACGACTCTCGCGGACACGGGCACGGGCGCGGATGCACTGTCGGTCGCTGCGACGATCACGCTGGCCGACACCGGTACCGGCGTAGATGCGCTGACCGTAGCCACAGCAGTCACGCTCGCTGACACAGGTAGTGGCGCCGACGCCATCTCGGTCACGACCAGCACCACCCTTGCGGAAACGGGCTCGGGCGCAGACGCTCTCAGCGCCGCAGTCACCCTGACCCTGACGGACACGGGTGTCGGCACTGACGCGATGTCGGCCGGCGTACCCATCTCGCTCGCAGACACCGGCTCAGGCACCGACGCACTATCGGTCACCGTCACAGCACCATTGGCCGACACGGGCACAGGGCCCGACGCGCTCACGGCGAACGCCACCCTGACGCTGGCTGAGAACGGCACCGGTGCAGACGCGCTCACCATCTCGAGCTCGCTCACCATCACCGACACAGGCACTGGGGTTGACGCGCTCGTCGCGTCGGTCGTCTCCGCGTTCACGCCAAACCCGAACCGCACCTTCGTCGTCCCGGCGCAGAACCGGACGTACATCGTCGGGTCGCAGAACCGGACATACGTGGTCCCAGCGCAGAACCGCACCTACGTCGTGGCCAAGCAGAACCGCACATACGTCGTCCCCGCCGAGGACCGGACCCGGAAGGCGTGACGTGTCGGACTATGTGAAGGACCCACAGGACGTCGTCGACTACAACATCGACTGGGGCACGAACCGGCTCGTGGGTGGCGAGACCATCAGCGCATCCACCTGGACTGTCCCGACCGGTATCACGCAGACCACGCCAGCACCGTCCATCAACGGCGGCGTCACCACGATCTGGCTGCTGGGTGGGACTGTCGGTGTCGAGTACGCCATCGTCAACCACATCACCACATCGGCCGGTCGTCAGTACGACAAGACCCGGACCATCTTCATCGCCGAGCAGTAGCCATGGCGTGGGTCAAGCGCAACAGTGCGGCACCCATCTACCGCACCACAGCGCACAGGCGAGCACGGGCTGCACTCATCGCAGCGTTCACACCAGGCGACGCGTGCTGCCTGTGTGGCCAGCCGATGTACCCACCCACACGCCAACTCCACGCTGACCACGAGCCGGGCACCCTCGCCTACCGTGGGCTGGCCCACGCGCAATGCAACGTCGAGGACGCGGCACGCCGGGCCAGGGCCCGTCAGCTCGAGCCGCAGGTCACCATCCGCGAGTGGTAATGTCCGATTCTTTCCTTTTGGGGTAGGCGCAGGA